TGAAAAGTAAATATATAGAAGCACACTTAGAAGTTGCTAGGGTATATGGAAAACTATCTACAGCAACTCGACTACAAGTTGGGTGTATCATTGTAAAGGATGATAGGATTATTTCTATCGGATACAATGGTATGCCTTCTGGTGGTTCTAATGTTTGTGAAGAGAATGACAAAACAAAACCAGAAGTACTTCATGCAGAAGCAAATGCAATAACTAAATTAGCTAAGTCTACTGAATCAGGACAGGATGCATATATGTTTTGTACTTATGCACCTTGTGTTGATTGTGCTAAGTTGATTTTGCAATCTGGTATTAAAGAGTTTCATTATGAAGAGAGTTATAAAAATGAGTATGGTATAGATTTGTTAAAGAAATATTCTAATGTGGATATTTTCAAACATCAACGTGAAGTGAGTTTTATTGAATATATGGAGGCAAAAGATTATGACGAAGAAGCGGGAAGTCTTGGTTGAAGGTTTAAAACGTAATTTGATGAAAGTAGTTTTTACAAAAGTGAATGGTGAAGAACGAACCATGTTATGTACATTACATGAATCTGTTTTACCTGAGCCTACTATAACAGAATCTACGAAAAAAGTAAATCCAGATACCATATCTGTTTGGGATATTGATAACAATGGTTGGAGAAGTTTTCGTATGGATTCTATTAAAGAAGTGAAGGTAATTGAAGCCGTGAAGGAGTTGCTATGATATTATTAGATTTCTCAAATATAATCGTTGGTAGTATTATGGTAGCCCATAGAATTCCTAACGAAGAAAGAACGTCTGAGGATTTCATCAGGCACTTGGTTCTGAATAGTATTAGAAACTATCGAATAAAACATAAAGATAAGTATGGTGAGTTGGTAATATGTACTGATATGCATTCCAGCTGGAGAAAACAGGAATATCAGTATTACAAAGCTCACCGTAAGATTAAACGTGAAAAGCAAAAATCAGAGGGTATGAATTGGAGTGACTTATTCCAGACTATAAATACTATTATCCTTGAAATAGATGAGTTTTTCCCATACAAGGTGATTAGAGTACCCCATGCTGAAGGTGACGATGTTATTGCTGTATTGGCTAGAAATCTACCAGAAAAGAGTATTATTATCTCTAGTGACAAGGATTTCACCCAATTACAGAAATATAAGAATATTAAGCAGTTTTCACCTATACAAAAGAAGATGTTGACTGTTCCTGACCCTTATAAATACTTGAAGGAACATATAATTCGTGGTGATAAGGGTGACGGAATACCCAATATATTATCTCCTGATGACTGTATTGTGGAAGGTGTGAGGCAAAGACCTATATCCAAGAAAAAAGTAGAAACGTGGATGGATAAGAAGCCTGAAGACTTTTGTGAAAATGGTATGTCTGAAAAGTGGGAACGCAACAAAAAGTTGATTGACTTTGATTGTATCCCTAAAGAAATATCAGATGCTATCACAGATGAATATGCAAAAGAAAAAACTCCTAAGCAGGGGCAGTTATTGAATTATTTTATTAGTAAGAAATTGAAATTCTTAATGGAACACATAGGAGATTTTACAAAATGACAGTTTACATTTCTGAGCTATTGAAGGGTATAGCTAAAGCAAAAACGAGAGCAGAGAAGAAAAAACTATTAGAACAATACAAAACAAATAATATTTTTAAGTTTGTATTGCAGGGAACTTTTGATCCATCTATTGAATGGAATGTTCCGAAGAAAATGCCGAAGTATAAAAAAGATGATGCACCGATTGGCTTGAGTGAGATATCATTATTCACAGTAATGCCAAAGTGTTCAATGTTTGTTAAGGGACATCCAAAGTCTATTAATTTAAAAGAAAAAAGAATTAAAGAATTATTGATTCAGATGTTAGAATCAATGCACCCTGATGAATCACTTATTTTTGAACAGATGGTAAAAAAGAAACTCAAAGTAAAGGGACTAACAGAAAAGCTAGTGCTTGAGGTTTTCCCTGATCTATATAGAAAGGTAGAAAAATGAGTTTAGTGAACATGAATACAGAAGTTATTATTCAAGTAAACAAAAGAAAAAAAGTAACTAAAGAAGCCGTAGTGATAGAAGCATTTAAAGAAAAATATATTAAGGCAACTTTAGATGGTGAAGGTAATCATGTATTTGAATTGAAGTGGAATGGATTTATGTTTGAAGGTAAAATGTTGGATATGTCTATGACTTGTCTATATAATGTTGTGCGGGAATTTTCAGCAGTTAAAACAACTCATGGAACAGGTCAAGAAGCAACAGTCGTAAGACGTAGTAGGAGCGGTAGACCTTCCAGTTAAAGGAAAACAATGTATATCAAAAAAGATAATATTGTTATTAGAACCGTTAGAGAAAATAAGGATAAACATAGAATATTTGTTCCATCAAAACATTTGATAACAAGATGGACAAATATCTTGAATGAGGAAATCTTTAATAATATTATACATCCTTTTTATGATATATCAATAAGTAGAAAACATGATTGCCATGCAGAACATATTGGTTGGACTCATGGGGAATATGTTTTCGGGGAACTCTCCATAGATAGCCGTTTCATAAACAAATCATATTTCATTTATACATTAGCCCACGAGATGATACATCAGTGGCAATGGATGCAATTGAATAAGACAGATCATGGTAGGTCATTTATGAAGTGGAAAAGTAAGTTAAACAAATTTGAAATACCGTTAGGAGTATCAATATAATGCCATTATACGATTTTGAGTGTGAAAAATGTAATCATTTTTATGAAGAATTCCATACAATTGCTGATATGGATATCCCTTTATCAAAACCTTGTCCGTTCTGTAAAGAAACGGGCAATGTTATCCGTATTGTTGGCTCTGCAGGAATAGGAGACTTGGCGAGGTTAGAATCTACTAAAGGTAGATTGAAACCAACCAAAGATTTTACGGAAGTAATGACGCGGATAAAGAAAAATCATCCAGCATCAAATTTTGAGGTAAGGTAAAATGAAACAACTATTATTAATCGGCTTGTGTTTATTATTTATTCTCGGTAATAAACCAGTTACAGAAACACCGCAAGAGACAACAGTTCCATTATCTGAAATTCTATTGTATTGTAATACACCAGAATTTGTAAAGAATATGGCGGAAAACGATTATATGTTGGGGTTAGCTGCAAGTGGTGTCATCAATGATGACAGACATAGAATGCTACTTTCTATGGAATTACTGATTAATCCAAGAAATAAACAGTGGGCTATTATCTTTAACTATGCTAAGGGAAACCTTTCATGTATTATCGGAGGGAATCATATAAAACTATTTAATCCAAAAAACTAA